TCCGTCGTCATAATCGACTTGATAACAAATCCGATAATTTGACCGACCTGAAAAATATCCAGATTTGAGAATATTTTATGCGGCCCAAAAAGTACCTCAAGCCTTTCCCATGCCGCCTCAAGATTCCCTTTTGGAATCTCCTCATCCAGTTGTCCAATCTTTTTCAGCATCTTCTGGGTCACTTTCTTCAACACAAATATCTTACCGTCTATCTCTACTTCAATCGGCGGATATAGAGATTTCTCCAAGTCAATTGTTAGCCTCGGCATAACAACCTCCTTACCACAACATTAATTACAGCCCGTATTCTGTTGAGCCAGATTCCATTCCGATCGTTCCGAACTTACCCTCAAAACCGCTTTCTTGGGAAGGGAAAACCTTGAACATGATCGGAAAAACTCTTTGTGTCGCTTTATCCCAGGTCAACTCCCAACCAGGGATCGGGTAGCACTTGTATATCTGCACCCATTCTACTGGATCGGTAGAAACCTTGTTGTCACAGATCGGCTTGATGACAACTGATTTTGAGATGCCGTACATCTCGCAACCGAGCTGGTTCTCCAAATAAAGCACATCTCCACTGGTAAAGGCATTTAGAACTTCTGCAAGCTGTTCCAGAGTCGATCTTGTCATCCTCAACTCAAGACTTGCAATCGTACCGATCATGATCGCATCAACAGGCGCATCACCATACCGCTCTTCAAGAATATCTTGGACGTGCGTCTCACCCTTGAAAAGCGTCGCTCCCAGGAACGGTCCGAGATTCATCGCTCCGGCTTCGCCGTAACCCCATACGACTTCGCATGGCCCCATGCTTTTAATTTGCAACGCCATTTTTAATCCTCCTTATAAAATTTATGAAATGGGATCATTACGAACATGATCCCTCCTCACATCTAAAAATATAGTTCGTCGAAAACTCAAATCTTCCATTCTCATCCTGGCCTATATACTGCGGCGTGGTCATCGCCTCAACAGTCATCGCCAGGTAATCAGGACCAGAGCCGGTATTCGGCATATTCCAACCAGAAGTTCCATGTAAAAAAAAATAAGCAAGCCACGCATCGTCCCTAGCTTGAAAATATGTCTTTGCCCTGGTAATAATTTGGATGTTTAAATTCGCCATATCGGGACAATAAAAATTTGTCTCTCCGCCTCCAGCCTCACCAACAAGCGTACATCTATCTGGTGCTTTCTGTGCGCGATGACCAACCTGGAGACTGCTACCGATAGTCAATCCAGTTAGCGTCTGAATCAAAGTGCAAATTTCCTTAAACATCTTATTTCGCCGATTTCCTTATGTATTCAGCCGCTATCCATATATATTTATCCTTATACATAGTCATTTTAATTTCAAGATATTTTCGGCCTGACCCGGGAAGTGACCAGTTGATACGCATATCCTCAGCAGGTGAAAGTTCATGCCATCGAGCGGCATAAACAATGTTAAACCCAAAAACTATCGATACGGAATTATAGGTAATATCCGCCTTGCTAACTCTTGCCGAACCTCGGAGATGACCTTCTTCAAATGGAGCTTTGGGAATCTTTGTGATCGCATCGTTGAGAAGTTCATTCGCAGCCTTGAATAGACCCTTCCCGGCTTCTTGAGGAATAGCCTTTTCGACAATTGTTTTGAATTGTTTCTCAAAATCCGTGAAATCAAGCGTGAATCCCATTAGCTTAAATACACCTCGTAATGCGATTTGCTAAATGCTTTCGGCTGAAGGATGGCGATGATTGATCGGTCAAAACTTTCATTCTCCAGCTTTATTCTATCTTCATGATAAATCGCCCTCTTGAGCCTCGAGTCAATATTCTTTGGTATCCTTATCATCACCTGTGAAGCAACTTCCTCACCTTTGATATTTCTGACAAGTCTTGTCTTATATTCAATCTGGCCTCTGACTACAATTTCAGTCGCCGGAATCGGTTCGCCCCATTCATCGTTACCGTTCCACTTTAGGACGGTAATCCCTTCAACACAATAGGCGTTTATCATGACCATCTTCTCCTGGCCTCTACTGCTTCTCTCGAGGTAGGAATGACGGAATGCAAACAATTTGGATGCGCAGGAACATCTATCGGAAGCATCGGATATTCCAGGTCTCGGCCTGAAAGCGAATAGATATTCCCCTCAATCTCTTTGCATATTTCGCAATCTGTTCCATGATCAGAAACTTGAATGAGATCATTATTATACTGCTGGCAAATATCTTTTGTCGCTGCAGTTTGTGCCTTTCTCATCTCTGTCCGGGCAACAAGCTTGGTGTATTTTCTCGGATTCCAGAACTTACCATTAACCTCAATAAATCCTTCCTCATCTATCTGACCGAGAAGATAATCGAAAACTTTCTTACTGAGTTCTCCTCGTGATATTTCAGCAACAATCGCTTCTTCGCCCATTTCAACAAATTGCCGGAGTGTTTCTTCCCTATCGAATTCCTGAATCTGTGCTGACCTCACTTTCTGAGCACCAAACAATGCCGCATCAAGAAATTGACCGACTGTCCGGCGGATGGAGACATTCGCCTTGACTAACGTCTCAAGTGCCTTATCCTGAAGAAGCCTGCCAGTCGGGGTACCTGCAGCACCTCGAGGCTTTTTTCCCAGAACTTCAAGTGCTACGCGCGCGCGCCTGGCCCCGAGAAGATACTGTTTGGCAAGCTCTGATTCCGTCCAATTCTTTGCTGCAATATCTAGTGCCAGCGTCAATCTTCTCGTTTTCTTCTTGATATCATCGGCTTTTTCAGCATTGAATGTCAGGATGTCTATCGATCGAAGCTCCTGCCGTATCTCTCGGCTGGCTTCGCCATAGACCCGGGAAATGTTTACCTTTTTCATTAAAACTTATGCACCTTTGTGTTTACGGATTCATCTTCGTCTCTAGCCAGATCGACTGCTCCGAATGACGGAATCTCGGTCTCAAAGTCTCCAAGCAAAGCCTCAACAAACGGCGGAACAGGAAGAGCTGTCAGCATACTCTCGGAATACTTTTCTTTGACAATCCCTGCTTCGATTACTCCCTGAGCCTGGATACCCTTGCGCCTATCCTCATCGGCCAGGTGAAGTGCCAGATAGTAAGCCATCTCACCATTGGCTATCTTAAGTTTGTCATGATCCGCCGTACCGAGTGCCTCAGCATAAGTCGGAAGTTCCCAACGCGGATCGTAATAGAGCCGATTATAGGCCGTTTTCAAAAGCTTAGTTCGGTAAATATCCTCAAGCTCATCCCAGGCCGCTGTCTCAAGGCGCTCAGTCAAAAAATAACTATTCGCATTTTCTAAGCTATCAAAATATCCGAGTGACATCTGCGCCTCCTTTAGTAAATAATCCTAACCAGAATTACGCCGATTAATGTATGTCCTGCTGAAGTTGTGGCTTCGCATAGAAGCTGGTATTCCTTGCCTGATTCACCGGCTGAAATCTTGACGGCGATCTCTGTATCGGTAAAGGTAACTGCATCGACTGCCAACCCACCTAATTCTGAAGGATCAACAGTCGCATCTGCATCTGTGATTGTTTCGCCCTCTGCTAACTCAGGCGATGCGAAAGTAAATCCGACAGAGAATACCTCACCCGTTCGCTTTTCGATGAACGGCCTGATTATCGGCTTTTCCATTTCATGCTCCTATCACTTTGGTAAACGATTTCTTCTTTGAATACCCGAACTTTCCAGTCCCAGGATATCCAAACTTTCCCTTGCCTGGATAGTCGAAAAGCAGAGGATAGAGCTTACTGATAAGAATAATATTATCCGCAGTATGGGCATGGTTTCCATCGCTAACTATAAGATTATGCAACTGGCTCAAGATTATCGGATCAACTAGATGGCCATGCTCGCAGGCAGATGTGATTAACTGATGGATTTGACTGAGTGTCGGGCTATCAACACTTTGGGCATGAAGAGCATTGTTTACGGCAAGAATATTTCCAGTTATGAGAATAACATTTTCTGCTGAATGAGTATGATTGCTCTCGGCTATCGTGAGCAGGTGTATCTGCTGAAGAATGATTGGATCTACAATATGATTGAGTAAATCCCCAGCTACGCTAAGAATATGCGCCTGTGTTAGTATCGGCTCATCGGATGCTTGAACATGAGTAGAATCAGAGATAATTAAAAAATGCAATTGTATCAACGTAGGCTCATCGGACGCTTGAACATGAGTCGCTTCACTGATTATCAAAGTATGTACTTGTGTTAAAATAGGCGCATCTACTTCTTGCGGATGAGTCGCATCTGATACGGTCAATAAATGTACCTGCGTCAAAACAGGTGCATCGGCTGATTGTGCATGAGTCGATTCAGAAACTGCAAGCGTATGAACCTGTGTGAGCACCGGCTCATCAGCCGCCTGTGCATGAGAAGCCTCGTTTACAGCCAAAGTGTGAACTTGCGTCAAAATAATAGCATCACTGGCATGAGCATGAGAACCGTCTTGGACAGTTAGCGTAGTATCAGATATTGCCGGAGAATTAAAAATAAACGGCCTAGCCCAAACGACAATCATTACGGCACTATCTTTTGGTACGATCGGCCTGCCATTAATCAAATACATTAATGACATTATGTCGCCTCACCGTTTGTGTAAATCCCGTCTCCGACATCCTCGTAAGCCCCCATAACTACCCTGCCGTATGCTATCCCTGTTTGAAGCGGAGTAAACGTCACCGTAAAATCGACCCAATCGGAGGCATGGCTTAATACCTGAGTTGATTTTATCGATGTTCTCGTAGCGTTGACGGCATGGTTTAAATATAAAAACTCGATATATAATTCTGCCGCTGTCGGATAAGTCCCCCATGTCCCAACTGCTCTAATTTTTACAGTTATTGTCTTTTCTATATCTGTCGTACATTGGATGTTAAAAGGAAATTTTATAATGCTCTGGTTATCCAGCGTGATGGGATTATTTATTCCACAATTAGCGTTTGGTAATATTTTAATTGAGAATGTTGCGGCACCAGTTTTAACGGTGGTATCCAGTTCAATCGTACCTTGATAATAAGTCGCAAGGAAAGCCCCATAAACCCCATCTGTATCTTCCATGAAAATAGCACCACCTGGAATCTGAATATTAGGAGCTATTTCATACTTGCAAGCTCTCAACCAAACGACGGCCGTATCATCAATCTGAACGTCAAAACCAGAATGTAAAGTCGTCTGGCTGAAATCACATTCAACACATTCTACCTCCGCATTATAATCAACACGCAACCCAATACTTGTTGCTGTACCTTTATCAAAAGTACATTTTATCGCCTTAGCTTTACCGCCATAACTCACAGAAAGATTAACATTAATATTGTTAAGAAAGGCACACTCTTCATACGTAACTAAAGATTGTAAAATTTTACTCCCTACTCCTGAACCACCGGAACAATCATATAGCTCACATTGGTATAGATGCCAATAATTGCTGTTCCCAGAAAAATAAATATTGCCATTATTAGACCCGGATTCTTTTATGCCTAGTCTGGAGATTTTCCAGAATGAATCTCCTGCAGGAATAGCCGAGAAATTACCATCCCCGAAACTCAGCGTTGGCTTAACGTCTGAACCGTCAGTCCAGGGATCGTTAATAACGGAATCGCACCCAATTATCTGGATTAAATTATCCTGATTACCATCCTCGTCAAAAGCCAGGCTTGCCCCCATGACTTCCGAGGTGTTCGCCCTGACAAACGCCCTGTCGCCCGCAGTTCTGGCCGTTGTCGTCGTGTATTTAGCGAGCGTAAGCCATGACTGTGCTATACTCAAGCCTGTATTCGCATCATTCCCCGCGTCCAGGTCAATAAAATAATCAGTATGATGAAGCTCTGTTCGCTTGAATATCCCCAAGTCCCGCCCCTCTTTTTCCTTCTGGACTGTCAGATATTTATCAGCCAGTCTGTCTATTTTTATTTTTAGAAATATGTATTCATCAACATCTTCCAAGTCTTTTTGCTTGAGCTTGCCATTCTTTATGAAAACTTCGTATTGTTCTTCTAGTTCCAAAAGTCTTTTATACAATCTGTCAATTTTGGCTGGATAATCAAAAAGAAGCGGCTCTAGTAAATCAAGATATTTCTTGTCTACACCTCGATAAGCAGACTTCGAGTTCCATCCGGCCCAATCCAAAACTGGAATAATTATCGGATATTCCATACCCGCCATTCAAATCTCCTGTCTTGACCTGGAAGTAACTTG